AACTAATTTAGCAATATTCTGCCTCATTAGATTCATATCTTTTGCCATTTGAGGCAAGAATAAACTATTCTTTGCAGTAATTTGTCCATCCATGCTAATCTTTGTCAGCATTGATTTTGATTCTATACCACTAGAACCATCACCTTTAGGACCACTAGCACGATACGGTCTGCCAAACATTCTCTGAGAGATGGCACCAGAGATTCCACTTTGCGGTAGAATTCTTCTTATATCAGTTTTTTCTCTACCACGTTCTCCTAATGCTGAAAGATAGGCACTAACAAGACCTTTATCTTTGTTAAGTTCTTGACGAAATATCTCAGCAATTCTTGAATCTTTAGCCATCTCTTATTTCCTATTTTTACTTGCTGCTTGTTGTGCTTTTATCTTCTCTCTCTCTTCATCTAAATGTTGCACCAATAAACTAACATATATTTCTCGTTCCCAAGGTATCATATTTTCAAGTTCTGTAAGACTATACTTGTGATGTTGCATTAATGAAAAATTAGTCTTATAGTAATTTCCTAGGGTATCATAACCAAATATTATCCGAAAAAATCTTGGATTCCCTCTAATGTAATATCTTCATGATATCCACATTTTTTGCAAACATACCCAACTTGTTTTTGAATCTTAGGCATTGTATCAAAGAATACACGAATCTTTTCTAAATCTTTTTGTTGTATACCTTCAATAAATTCTTCTAGTTCTTGTCTTGAAACATCTTTAACATAATAGATTTCATTTTCATCATATATGTAATCTAAACATGCGTAAATTGTTTCCATAACTGATTCAGCACCATCTCTATCTGCCATATCACGTAATAATTCAAAAGTTGGATATTTCATAACAACACCAATTTTATCTGTCAATTGAATTTTATTGGTATGATCTGGATTAATTACCGGTTCAATTTCCAATACATTAACTGAAACTTCATTTACGGTACCACATTTCTTTTCACCTTCTTCTGCATCTGGTATGTTATTATTGCATTTATATTTTAACTGTAATACTTCTGACACTGATCTACCACGAAGATTAATAAACAAATATTCTAAATCAAATACTGGTAAATTATCAACATCAATATCACTAATAATACAATTCTTTAATACTTGTCTAATCACATCAATTGTATCTTGTGGATTAGTATTGTCGGCATTCATTAAAAACAATTTTTGTTCTTTTACTAAGAACGGTCTAAATGTAACTTTTTCTTTTGTAGAAGGCAAGTTTACATTATATAAAGGCACATCAATTTTAGGTAACATAATTTCTCCAATTAATAATTAAAATCTATACGTATCTGTTATTTGTCGTTTCGTTTGAGCAAATGGTTGTAATACTACTTGTTTTGCATATCTAGCAGTAAATTGATTTTTCAAATTAAATAAATTCAAATCTACTGGTGTTCCTGTGGTGGATGCTAAATTGCGAATAGGTATTGGTTGTTCTCTTCCATATGGTGATGATCTTGGGTTTACACTTTCAAAGTATGTTGCTAATCCACCAAATACTTCATCTGCAACTGCTTCAGTATTATTAGGTCCTTTATATACTGTTCTAAATTTTTGATAAGAGAATTGAACAGATACTCTATGAAAATTATCATCTGACCAACTCAATGGTTGTGCGGCAACACCAATAGGAAATGCATCTATTAATTCTACTGCATATATCTGTTTAACATAATCATCAAATTGAACAATCATAATATTAGTTACATATCCATCTGTACCATCTGTGCCTTTAGAAAATCTAACATTATTTGTATTATTTGGTGCAATAGATTCTAACCATATGTCAAATAACTTTCTTTCATAAAAAGATTCATTAGTAGATAAAAATTGTAATGTAGTTTCTGTGTATTGTGCCAAATACGGAACTTTATATCCGGGACCATATACTTTAGCATCTGCAGTTAATAATGTTTTTCCAGGTAACTCTGCCTGCTCACATTGCAATGATAACCATCTCGGAATGTTTTCACCTAATCCAAATGGTCTTCCAGTTTGAGTGTTTTCTAATCCTAATTGAAATCTTTGCATTGATCCATTATTAAAAGTAAAATTGCCATCATCTGCAGTTGTTTCTTGCCCTCTAACAAATTTACTTATATATGAAGGTATAGGTAATATAACATGAAACCTATTGGGTTTTACTAATCCATTTTTACTGTTTATGTTTGAAAGAAATGATTGTGGTGTAAATGCCATTAGAATTTTTTCCTTGAATCAGACCAGACTTTTCCGGTACTTGCTTTTTCAAATCTTTCAACTGGCAACAATGCAGCGATATCCCATTCATTAGCATCTATATTAACAAATCTAGATTGAACATGATTTGCCAAATATCTTTTAATGCATGGGGTTGCTTCAAATGATTTTGAAGCAGCACTCAATAAAGAATAACTTAATTTGAGTTTTGTTGTTGCATCATACTTATCATTAGTAGCATATTCACTTAACTTATCCAGAAGAATGATTCGTTGCTTTGGATGAATGTAATGCAAATTCAACCCTAAAAAACCGTCTGAGTATTGTTCTATTGGTATGACCAATGGGAACCTATCATAATATGGCAACGAATTCTTTGTCTTTGGATCATAATAAAAGAAGAACATACCCCCAATAAATTGAATATTTCTCATTCTTTGTTTATCTTTTAATATGGTTGAAGGTGTAGGTTTTAGTTCCCCTATCTTTGCCCGCAACCAATCTCTGGCACGCCTAGTACCGGCATTGTATCCTGATTTTTGTAATTCTTGATTTATTCTGGTAATTAAGTAAGCCATGATCTATTTATTCGCATTTTAACCAATATTTAACAAAAAAAACATATAAGTATTGCTGTCCTTGGTTGATTTATAACTCTATTTGATACCTAATTCTCTTTCAGTAATGATCTGAAACACCCAACCATGTTCTTGACAGAATTCATCTGCTGCTTTCCATTTACATTGATTAATAACATATGTTGCTGCTTCATTAATATATCTTTTAGTCTTTCTCTTCTGTATTGGTTTCTGTGTTTGTGCTGATGGTTTAACTTCAATAACATATGTCATTACTTTACCATCTTTTTGTTTTACTTTAATAATGAAATCTGGAAAGTATCTGTGCATTTTATTATCTACAGGTGAGAAATATGGTATTGAAAACTCTTCAGATGCCCACCAAACTACCTTTTCCTGATCATCAAAATACTTCATACATCTAAGTTCCCATGACGAACGATAGATTATGTTATTAGGATTGCCTTTATATTTCTGAGGATTCCTAGGTTTGAACAACCCTTTATAAGTATTTTTTCCATAAGACATACTTTTATGTATATGATAAAAAACCCCACCGAAGTGGGGTTCTTATTTTACGACTTCTCTGCAAGAGATTTGAAGTAGTCCATATCTTCATCATCTGCAGAATTCTTAAATACAGGTACATCAACATCCTCATGAAAACTATGAATAGAATCTTCTGCTTTAGTTTTCATATTAACTGAACCTTCTAATCCAAGAACTTTTTCTAATCTAGATTTCATTTGGTCATAAGATTTGAAATTCTTAGGATCATGAAATTCTTTTAATGAATATTCTTGATTGAATACTGCCTCAAGTTTATCACGATCACCATCTAACAATGCACTTGGTTTATCAAATTCAGATTTATCATAATTGCGATAATTTTCTACATTACGAATCTTAATCTTAAAATTTGCACCTTCTAATAGATGAAATGGATTGATTGGTGTTTCATCTGCAAATTCAGGATCCATTGCCTCTTTAAGTTTATCATAAATTTTAGTACCATACTTAAACAGTTTTACCTGTCCTTCATTTTCTTTATTGCTTGGATCAGAAACAATATAGACATTTGAATAATAACTTAACTTACGTTTTTGATTCCGTGCAAGGTTTTTGTTTGCATCAATACCAGAATTCCATAATGTTGAATTGTGTTCACATACTGGACATTTACCATTGTTGATTGTAGTTAAACATTCATCAATCAACCATCCACCTGGTCCTTGAAAGCCATGTTTGAATACTCGTACCCAAGGAATACCATCATCACCACCATCTACTGCAGATGGAGGAAGAAACCGAATAATTGCCATACCGTTTCCTGCTTTATCTACTGATGGTTGCCACATTCTAGCATCATCTTTAGAACCAGAATCTGCAGTCCTACTTGTGTTCTCAATTTTCTTAATTAAACTATCTAAACTATTTTGACTCTTCATCAATTTATCAAATGCACTCATTTGTTTTGCCTCGTATTAGTTGTATGTTAATATATCGTCTTGTCCACATGATTCATAATATAAAAGTATTTAGTCATGCAAACTCCTTCAATAATATAGATTTCATTTTATCACATTCAAAGTGAATAAACGGCAAATATTTCAAACATTTCCGATTGAACTGTGGCCAACGAATAGTATCAGTAATTCGTTTAGACCACATCGGAAAGAAATTCATTAGAGAATTCATAATACATAAAGTCTCTAATTGAATATCTCTTTGAAGAGTCATCGTTAATAACTTTGGATAATCTCCATTAGTCTTAAACAAATCATTTGTATTCTCACAATTCTCTCTAATGTATTTGCAATCATTAGTAAAATTGTAAGTCAATGCTTGGATTATCTTCATACGTTCTTTGTGACGTACCATAGCATCCTCTTCAAGTAACTTACCAACCCACATGTTTTCTTCACATAAAAAATTAGATATAAAAAATTCTATACAATCTTCTTTCTCATTTCTACGTGATAACTTGTAAAAATAATATTTGTCTTTACGATTCTCAAAAGATTCAATAGTTATTCTAGATTTACCTTGATACTTAAAATAATCATATGAATCAGTTGAAAAATGTAATTTAAGAGAATTGTATAAAGAGAAAACTTCATAACCTGTCATAATAATTAAAAAGGTAATCGTGCTGATTTAGGCAATAGATTATGGTCTTGTGCATCCATTTCAATCTTTTCTTTGAGACTGTTATTTACTAATGTTGCAGCTACTTCAACTTCAAGACCTGTTGTATTACAGTATTCAACTATTGCTTCATAATATGTATAGTTGGTATCTGCAACAATCTTCTCAATTGCTTTAGCAAATTCCTTCATTTCCTCTTTGGTTGCCATTACTTTACAATCGTTTGATATAAAGATTCAAATTGTTCATGCACAGCAACTTCTTCATCATAATTCTGTTTATGATAAACTTTTATCATACGGTTAACAATTTTCTTGGGAATATTTAATTGAGTGCAGATATCTGATACTGCATTTTTAATTAAATCTTTTTCACCCTCTACTCTAGTTAATGCACCAGAACATTCACGTAATACACCAAGTAACTTCTGTTGGTCTGCTGGATTACTAATCATATTAATACTCAACTGTGTAACTGACATAATATACTCTCCTTTATTTTTTCATTGCATAGGTAATACAAATTGCATCTGGATTTGTTGTATATGCACACTTAACTGAAAGTGGATCTACTCCTTTTGCAATTGCTTGTTCAATATTTCTTGACATTAAAGTCCTATCATTAATCATATACATTGTTACTGAAACTGCACCAACAATTAACATACCAATCATTGTTATTGGAAACCAATCTAATTCTTTCATAATTTTAACTCCTTTGTTAGATCATTCAAATCACTCTGCTTCTTATAAAAAATGTGTCTGCCTATCTGTATAGTCTTAGGTAAGTTCCAACCTGGATTTACATAATCTGCATGATAGTATGTTGCACCTTCAGTCACATCATCTATAAATTCATAATTCATTAATACTCTTACTGCTATTTCACGTATACTATTATACAACAAAGTATCTGTGATTGTCAAGGGTTTATTTAAGTTTGCCCTCTCACACACCCAAGAAAATTGACATATATTATTTTTCTTCTGATGAACTACACTACAAATTGTCGGTGCATAGTTACCAGATGCTAAACGATTCAAAGTTACAAGTGCTACTGCTACCTTACCAACATCCGATTCATGTCCCGCTTCAAAGTAAATATTCTCTGCTAAACAATCAACTTGTTTTTTAACAGGTTCAGTTAAACTTCTATATGAAACATTGATCGGTAAGAAATAAGTATTTGGTACATTAACTGATAATATAACTACAGAAAATGCTACACAAATACTCATCATGGTTAATGGTATTCGCATTGTTCTCTCCCTATGATTGTGATAGGTTATTCTGTTACGAGGAAACCTATCGAAACCCTAAGTAGCCGTTAAGCTGCTAATTGATAAACGCTTTCGTTTGCATTTATTGATTTTACTTTTAACGACTATCTGTGTCGTGTTGTCTGTTTCGTTACTCATTGCCCTGTCGAAACTATTCACCCCCATCAAAAACATACTAGTTCTCAGTGACCGATGCCGTTAAATAACACCGATGTATCTAATATGTTTATGGTGGAGGTGGGGGGATTTGCACCCCCGTCCAGAACACCTTTTACTTCACTTCATACAACAATTCTTCTAAGTATCCTATTAGAAGGATACTTTAATACCTGCCCCAATTGAATTACCATCAAACGATGATACACGAGTTTGACCAATCTGATAACGATAATCAACTGTTGCGGCAACATTCTTAACAATAGGATAAGATAAACCAACGCCACCTGTTACAGCATATCCATCTTTCCCAGTTTGATTATCAAGCATTGCGGCACCAGCTTTAACTGAAACTTGAACTGGACCAACTTTGGCAACATCATAAGCACCAACTAAACTATAACGGTCTTGATTGTTTTTGCCTTTAGTAAACTGGTCATAACCAACAGTAGCAGTAACACTACCAAATTTTTGACCAACTGTGATACCTTGACTATTACGATCTGTACCACTATAATCTTTAGTTACATTAACACCCACTTCTACGCTTTGTGCTGAACCAATAACTGCCATCAATGAAACTGCTAGAATAGACTTCTTCATAATAACTCCTCTTTGTTTTATTAAACTACCTTTAATACAGTCAAAAAATGAAATGACTTTATGTATTTATTATACATCATACTTCATTACATGTCAAGTAATACTTTTTGACATATTCCTCTAGTTTTCCCTTATAATCATCAGGATTTTTGATGAATACTTGAGCAACTCCCGTTTCACAGGCAATCATTACCACTATTTGTTCTACTTTCTTGCCTGTTATCTCTTCAAACATAATCGCATATGCGGTACATTGAAGAAAATAGTTTTCAATCCAATCTTCTCTTTTTTCTTTAGTAGATGTCTTATAATCTATAATTGATATCTTACCATCATACTCTGCAATACAATCTACACGACCAGCAACCTTTAAATGATTACTATACAATGGTTGTTCTATTGCATATACAGTATTAATCTTATCTGTTATAATAGGTTTCAACTGCAAGAATAATTCTTTTATATGTGGTATTAAATTTGCCATATAAAACGAATCAACTTTACCATTCAACAAATCTTCACAAACAGTATGCATTGCAGTACCACGTGAAGAGGCTTTTTGTGTTATCTTAGCCGCTTCTTTCTCTCCTACTCTATTACGCCATTCTTGTAATGCTTTTTTATTACCAAAATGTGATAACACAGTAGTGATAGATGCATACTTACCTTTAGGTGTTGCATAATATCTACCACTAGATAATGTTTCAGATTTTAATTCAAAATCTAATTCAGGCAACTTAACAAAATTGAAACTCATGTAACTCCAAGTCTCTTAGTAATTTTATCTACATGTTCTTTAACAATCCTATCAGTCCTTGTTTTCTGAATTGATTTTCTACCATGTCGTTCACCTACTGCACTATTAGGATGTGCCTCAGCAACTTTAGATAATACCTCTTTGAACCCATCTGGAACTCTATTTGACTTCGATACTGATACACCAGATACAATCATTGGTGCTGTAATGATTGTTTGAATATGAGGATTCAGTTTTAGATATTCTTCTCTTTCTGATATCTTCATAATTGTTTCAAACTCTTCACCCGTTTCAGTATCTAAAAAATTATATGTTGGCATTAAACCACTCCGGTATGTTTCTATTTTTCCATTTTGCTAAATGCATCTTGTTCTTTATATAGTAATTGCGATATGAAGCAATAGAATCATGCTCAACTTTAATATCATCTGGCATTGCTGGTGTTGGTTCAGACCATTTGCCTGATGAAATATTCTTTGGAAAACTATTTTTAAGAGTCTGCATTAATCCACTAGATTCAACTTTATGAATTTTACCATAACGATAAGTGTATTCATTACAAAGCATCTCAAGTAACTCTGCAAGCCAAATGTAATTAGGAATAGATTGTCTCACCCAAACTGCGGAAGGATGATTAAGGTGAGTAGCACTATAAAGAATACTCTCACGTTGGTCAGGTAAAACATACCTTGTTTGTTTTCTACCAGTTTTAGATGTACCAACAGATTGAGTGCCGTCAAGATAACGATGGGCAGTAGAGAGTAATTGAGCATATTCAAGGATCATCTTTACGCAATGTTTATCATTATGCATCTCTGCACAAGTTTTTGGATCTCTATCTAGGTAAAATATGTTCACGATAATTTTTTCTTCATAACATTATTTAATCCATCAAAATTATATCTTTTGTATGTGATTGTATTAGGTTGATCTAACACTGACATAACAATATCATCTTTAATCATATCAACTACACTAAGATATGGCCAACGTGATTGAAATGGACACAAATCTTTCCATCGTTTGTTTACCATATAGTATTTGAATTCTTCTAAATCTTTTTGACTCTTAGCATCAAATACACGCTTGCGCTCATTAATTTCAGTAATTTTATTATACATTTTTTGTTTCTATTAAATGGGGAGACCGAAGTCTCCCATTGTTAATGTTAGGCAACTTGTTCAGTTACCTGTTCGGTTACTTGTTCGGCAGTCAAATCGTTTAGTGATTCAACTGCAGGTTTAACACTTAGTAACCCAACTTTGGAAAGATATTGTTTACATTCATCAATATTAGCCAATTGATAACTAGAAACTTTACGACCATCTTTCTCAACTTTAACAATACCGCCGCCATACTTTTTAATAGCATAGATATAAGTAGACAAACGATACATTAAACGAGCTTCAAATTGAGCTCCAATTTCTTCTTTAGTAACTTTATTACCTGACAACATAATCAACATCAATTTTTCAAACGGTTTTGCTTTTTTACTCATAATAAACTCCTATCAAATTAAAAATAACTACACTTAAATAACTACACTGAACAATCATTATACTACACCTGTGCCATATGTCAAGCATTATCGCCTCATGTTTGCCTGATCTCGGGCATCTTCTTTACTGAAAATTGGTACCGCATTAGATTTATGTAAAGTACCAATACCCAACATTTTAGTACCAGTATAATACTTATCTGCTGGTCTACTACAAGCGTCACCTGTAAAGGGTAGACTTTTAATTGTAGGTGTCTCTCTTCGAAACGGTTGAGGTTCTTTTAGAGACAATGAAGATTTAATATTCTTTTTGCCTGAAAAATTAGATGAAATGCTCTTAACACTACTTAACCAATCTTGATATTGCGCCACAACCTGTTTAGGTTTGCGCTTTTTCTTAGACTTTTGACTCATGTATATAATCATAATGTATATCCCTCTATCATTTCAACTACCATTATATCACAGGTATTGCGTAATGTCAAGCGTTAAAAATAACCTTTATAAAACAGTTACTTATCCTTTAAGTAAAACTTGACTATTTCCTTGATTATTCTCAGATAATTGACGTTTTAATCTGTCTAGTTCCATTGAGATAGATTCAGTTTCTCGATGAGAATAGGTTAACTGTACCTGAAGTAATCTAATTTTTTCCTGTATCTCTTCAGTAGTCATTACTTCTCTCCTGTTTTAATAACCGATATGTGGTTTTGTCTTTATGTTTTTTTCTGAACTGTTTGAAAGTATCTTTACCATCTTCATGTTTACGCATTTTAGATTTGTTCAATTTCTCAAACTTCTTACTACCTGCAATCATATTACTTCCTTATTTTTAATATGCCACTCATATGCTGTTTTAATAATTGATTCAATATCATGTTTAGGGTTGAAAATCTTTTTACTTTTTGCCAATGAACTATCAGCAACAAGACTATCCGGATCACCAAAACGTCTTTTACCAAATGTATATTTAACATCAACATATTTTTTCAATGCATCAATAATTTCTAATACTGAATAGCCTTTCCCATTACCTAAATTTAATGTGAAAGATTCATTATCAATATATGATGCTGCAGTTACATGAGCATCTGCTACATCTGATACATGAACATAATCTCTAACACAAGTACCATCTTTTGTTTTATAATCATTTCCATACACTACAAAACTATTTAGATTTTGTAAAATGTTAGGTATCAAATGTGTTTCTGGGTTATGATTTTCACCCATTTCACCATCTGGATCCGCACCAGCAAGATTGAAGTATCTGAATATACCATACTTCAATCCAGAATCTTTAATCATCTGCTCACAAGCCATTTTAGTATTACCATAAACTGAATTTTTATTAGTGAGTCCATGATCTTCTTTTATTGTATAATGATTCCATGGACTGATATAATTTGTTCTATATACCGCAGCAGTAGAACTGAATACAATTTTATTGATATTAAATGATTTCATACATTTTAATAACATGGCAGTACCGGCAACATTATTATACCAAAACTCTGTTGGATGTTTCATTGATTCACCAACTTCAATTCTACCTGCAAGATGAAATACAGTATCAAATTTTCCTTCAAAATTATCAAATACTATAGATAACTGATCACGATTACATATGTCACCATAATAATAATCATAATTACTATAATCAAAACTTGGTTTTACTAAATCAAATATAACTACTTCCCATCCCGCTTTATTAAGTGCTTTACTTAAATGACTACCGAGATACCCGGACCCACCTGTAATAAGCGCTCTTTTACTTTCCATGGATACTCACCTTGATATTTTTCATGTTGTATACTGTTACCTTTATCAAAAAATTCTTGTGTTACTGAATTAGGATTACCATCTAATCTATAACTCATTGTATGTTCATTATTACATTCATACTTTGGAAAATGTTGCTTGATTGCATTAAAAAACTTTCTATCTGCACCCCATTGCCCATACCATGCATGTCCTATTTTAACTGCAACATCTCTACGAATAGCAAAACTAGATGTGTCAATATGATTTACTTTATCATCAAAATACACTGGCCATTTACCTAATGATTCACAGTTATCTTCACACAAATAGTTGCCTTCTTTATCATAGATTTTCCTTAGTGAATATGCCCAATCATTACCTTCTTCTAAAATTTTAACTAATGATTCAACATGATTAGGTTCAAACCAATTATCTTCATCTAGATAACAGATAACATCTGCATTAACTAAAAATGAACATGCGGCA